CACCTGCTCGATGTACCGCTTCACGATGACATCGCAGAACTTTTCATCCAGCTCGATGGTGCGGCAGATGCGGTCGGTCTGCTCACAGGCAATGAGGGTAGAGCCGGAGCCGCCGAAGGGGTCAAGCACTACCGAGTTTGCCATGCTGGAGTTGCCGATGGGATATGCCAGCAGAGGGATTGGTTTCATGGTGGGATGGTCGCCGTTCTTCTTGGGCTTGTCGAACTCCCATATGGTGGTTTCCTTCCTGCCCGTGTACCACTGGTGCTTGCCGTTTTTCTTCCAGCCGTACAGCACAGGCTCATGCTGCCACTGGTAGGGAGAGCGGCCGAGGACCAGGGACTGCTTCTTCCAGATACACGTCCCGGAAAGGTAGAAGCCGGCGTCAGAGAACGCCTTTCGGAAGTTCAGCCCCTCGGTGTCCGCATGGAACACATAGATAGAGGCATCGTCCGCCATGGCTTCCTCGGTATTCTGAAACGCTGCCAGCAGGAAGTCATAGAAGGCGGCGTTCTCCATGTTGTCGTTCTTGATCTTCCCGGCGCCGCCCTCATAGTTGACATTGTAGGGCGGGTCGGTGATGACCAGGTTGGCCTTCAGACCGTCCATCAGCAGAGAGAAGGTTTCCGGCTTGGTGCTGTCCCCGCAGACCAGCCGGTGCCGCCCCAGCGTCCAGACATCCCCGGCCTTGGTGATGACGGGGTTCTCCAGCTCGGCGTCCACATCGAACTCATCATCCTTGACCCCATCTTTCAGGCTGTCTTTGAAGAGGTCATCGATCTCGGCGGGATCAAAGCCGGTGAGGGACACATCGAAGTCGGCACCCTGCAGGTCGGAGATGAGGAGCATCAGCTTGTCCTTGTCCCAATCGCCGGAGATTTTGTTGAGGGCGATGTTGAGGGCTTTTTCCCGCTCCTCATCCAGCTCCACCACCACGCACTCCACTTCGGTGACGCCCATGTCCATGAGCACCTTCAGCCGCTGATGACCGCCCACCATCCGTCCGGTGGTCTTGTTCCAGATTACCGGCTCCACATAGCCGAACTGCTCCATGGAGCGTTTCAGCTTATCGTACTCCGGGTCGCCGGGCTTTAAGTCCTTGCGGGGATTGTAGTCGGCGGGGATAAGGTCGGCGGTGTGTTTGCGCTCAATCAGCATACTTTTCCACCGCCTTTCTCAGCTCCTCGGTCTTGTCGAGGTTCTCCCAGTTGAACTTGTAGCCGTTGAAGTGGCCGTAGGCGGCGGTGTCAGCGTAAATGGGAGCGCGGAGATGCAGCAAGGACATGATAGCGGCGGGACGCAGGTCGAACACGTCCAGCACCGCCAGCCGGATCACATCCTCGTCCACCCTGGCGGTGCCAAAGGTGTCGATTTCCACAGCGGTGGGCTGAGCTTTGCCGATAGCATAGGAGATGGAAACCTGGCATTCCTCCGCCAGCCATGCGCCCACCACATTCCGGGCAATGGCTCTGGCCATGTATGCGGCGCTGCGGTCCACCTTAGTGGGGTCCTTCCCGGAGAAGGCTCCGCCGCCATGGGCGGCAAGACCGCCGTAGGTGTCCACCATCAGCTTCCTGCCGGTCAGGCCGGTGTCAGCAGCGGGACCGCCCTCCACAAATCTGCCGGAGGGGTTGATGAGGATCTCCGCATCCTTGGGGAAATCGAAGCGGTCCAGGATGGGATACAGAACCTCCGAGATGATCTCCCGGCGAAGCTCCTCCAGATCCTTGTCCGCATCGTGCTGGACAGACACCACAATGTTCTTGGCGCCCACGGGTTTTCCGTCCTCATAAGCCACGGTCACCTGGGCCTTGCCATCGGGGCCGATGCCGCGGATGGTCCCATCGTGCATGGCGTCATCCAGCCCTTTGCAGATATCGTTTGCAAAGACCACCGGGATGGGCAGACGTGTCCAGGTTTCCCTGGTGGCGTAGCCGTACACGGTGCCCTGGTCGCCGGCGCCGGTGGAAACGAACACATCCTCGCTGCCGCTATTCCGTACCTCCAGAGCGGAATCCACGCCGCCGGCGATGTCGGGACTCTGCCGGTGAACATAGACGAACACGATGAATTTCATGGGGTTGTAGCCCACCTTGCGGAGGACTTCCCGCACCACCGAGCGGATGTTGATTTTCGCGGCGCAGGTGATCTCCCCGCAGACGAAGATTTTTCCCTTGGTGGCCATGACCTCACAGGCGCAGCGGGAATAGCGGTCATGCCGCAGGCACTCGTCCAGAATGCTGTCGGCGATCAGGTCGCACAGCTTGTCCGGGTGACCGCGCCGCACGCTCTCAGCCGTTTTGTATTTTGTCATGTCAGTTTCCTTTCCGAGCGGACAGCAGCCGCTCCATCACATCGTCCTGGGGCGTGGCCCCGCCGTACTCGCTGGAACAGTTCTCCTTGACGATCTGGTAGATCTCCATCCACAGGCGGTTGGTCTGGGACATGAAGTTCTGACTCATCGCCACATAGGGGCTTTGAATGGCGTTCCCCGTGGTGGGGTGCTTGGCGAGGAAGCCGTACTCGGTGATGGCCTCCTCGCACTGTATCCAGCGGGCCACGCTCATGGCGTATCGCTCCAAAAGCTGCGGGGAAACGAGAGCGGCGCAGCCCCGCTCCGCCAGCCAGGTCCAGGTCTTCTCAAAGACCTCGGCGGCGACCAGCGTCTTGCCATCCTTCTGGGTGGCGGACAGCATGGCTGACGGTTTCGGCATGGGCTGACCTTCTAAATCGGCTGTGTCCTGAAAGTCGATGACAGTCAGCTTCCTTCTGCCTGGATTTCCCTCGGCGATCTTGTCGGCGAGGGGCTTTCTCTTTGCGCCGGCACCAGCACGGGCGCCGCCGCGGTTGGTACCGTCTTTGGCCACAGACTTCCTCCTTTCTCGGCCTGGGGTATATACCCCCTTTGAAACCGCGATTTTGTGCGCGAGACCCCCGGCCCGTTGCACGGCCCACAGGCTGTAGAGATTTTTATCCCCCTACCGGGTCAGTGCTTGTGCCAGCGGTCCCCGCACTGGGCGTGGATTCTGGCGTGGCAGGATTTACAGAGGGCAACGAGGTTGTCCCGTGCATGTGTGCCGCCCTCAGAGAGAGGTACCTTGTGATGCACCTCTTCGGCGGGGGTCAGCCTGCCATCCCGCTGGCACAGCTCACACAGCGGATGCTCCTGGATGTACCGGTCGCGGATGCGCTTCCAAGCGCGGCCATACCTGCGGCGTACAGCCGGGTCACGGTCGTACTTCTCGTAGCGTTTGGCCTCCGCCTTGGCGTGCTCCTCGCAGAACCGCCCATCCGTCAGCTTGGGACATCCGGGGTATGAGCAGGGGCGCTTGGGTTTTGTCGGCACCGTTCCACCTCCCTTCGGGCATAAGAAAAGCCACCGCAGGGGTGGCCCCACGATGGCTTCGCTTGATTCTCTTGGCAATTTTAATGATACACTACGGAGCTGCTCTCATTCAATACATCGAACTCTCATGTTTCCAGGGGGACGGGAAAATCCCGCAGCGCCCAGTCGTGGAGACGGTAGATGTGCTGGATGGAGTAGCCCATATCCACGGCGATCTTCTCCCAGGGCATGAAGCACAGATACCGCTTCTCCAACAGGAACTGGTACTCGGTGTTGGGGATGGATTTGACCCGGCGGGTGATCTCCCGCTTCAGATCCACCAACTCATCGATGTCGTGGTTGATCTCGTTCTGTAAATCCACGATCTTGACCACCGCTTCCGCCATCCGGGACTCGGAGCGGTTGGGATTGCGGGGCATCCCCGCAAGGGTGGCCGTGGCGTGGGTGGCCAAATCGTTGAGAGC